GTCACCGCTGTTGAAAGAGTTGTTCGTGACAACAAGCGACTTGCAACGGCGACGAGCAGCGGAAGTGGCAGAGCCACTAGTCAGAAAAATGCCGCCAAAGTTCCAAGGGCCAAACACGTTTCCAGTAATTGTAATTTCAGCAGCCCCGTTGTCTTGACCTCCAGAACCCATTGTCAATTCAAGCGCGTACACGCCAGTACCAATGGCAGGGTCTTGACCATCATGACCGTCGATGTTGTTGTTGGAAACAATCAGTTGACCAAATCCGTTAAAGAACACAGCCGAGTCTTCATCCGATCCTCCGCTGATGCCACCTGTACCAAGGATGATGTTGTTGTTGGAGACAACGCTTAGACCTTTAGCCCAGTCAATCGAACCCATGTTGTTGGCGTGGACGTAGAAGTTTGAAATACCTTCAAAGCCAGATACACGCTCGGCAGTCGGCATCGAACGGAATTCGTTACCGTCGATCACGATGCCTTCGGTTCTGAACGGGATGTGGCGAATCATCGCAACACCGCCGCCGACATAAGTGCCTGCGCTGTTGGAGTGCTTGGTCACCCACGCCTCTGCAACGCATCCAGTCACTTCGCAATTGTTCCATGCCCAGAACCAGATGCCGTAACCATTGTGTCCTTTTTGGAACGTGCAATCACGCACCACGATGTTGCGGCACTGGTTGTCGTAGCTTGTTGGGGTAAATGGGCCGGACGTAAAGATCGAGAACAGCTTGTAGCCGTTGTTTGGATCGCCAGAATAAGCATTAGGGCTTGTTGCCCAGTTACCATAAGGATGGAATAACTTGAACTTCAAGTCATAGAAAATAAAATCGCTGTTCAGTGTCGAGAACGCAGGTGTTGCGCTGTCGTTATCGAGAACAGTGATTGCGCCGCAGAATGGGTAGAAGCTGCCGCTGGTGTTTGTTCCGACAAAAGTCATGTCGAAGTTGAAGCCCGTAATTGCAACGCGCTTGCAACCGATGAAGTTCATAAACCGCAAACCACCGTTTGTGGTGATGTTGTGGTTGACCACCTTGATAGTTGCGCCTTCACCCACAAAGGTTGCGTCTGTCAGTCCATTGAACTCCATGACGACTTCACCATAGACGCTGCTGTACGGTGCGCCTTGGTACGAGATTAGGTAAGTGCCCCCAACAAAGTCTAGCGTCTGGCCATTTTGCAAGGCAGCGGCAGCAGCGATCAGTGCAACAGTGTCGTCTGTCACACCATCTCCAACAGCACCAAAGTCTTTAACGCTGATGGTTTGCTCCAGCTTTTCACAAAGAGGATATGGAACAGCACCAGTGAATGGTGGGTTATAGATCACTCCACAAGCGTCTGGGCCAATTCCTGTTCCATTCGGAAAGTTGTAGACCATCGTCCCTTTGCTATCTTGCACCAAAATGCTGAAGTTCACCGCATCAATGTAAACCTGAGCTGGTGTGCCAGCATTGGAGATAAAGCCATTGATTGTGCGTAGTGGCTGTGTTGCTTGGATAGTCAACGCCTCGTCAAAATAAACGGCAATTTGGTTGGTTATAGGATATAGATTTGCAGTGCCAATCCACACATAACCATTGTCTAAGGGCTGTCCATCACGGTCTTGAAAGACTGGAAACGGGACTTGAATCGAGAGTGCGGACATTTATTGGTTCTCCTCGTCAAATTGACGCTCGGCTTGGGTTGCTGTCTGCAACCATTGAATTCTTGCATCCAACGCTTTCGGTAGTTTAGCTGCATCTGCAAAATTTTGGAAGGCTTCTGACATGGCTGCACGGCGAATAGTAGCTGTGCTTGGTGTTCCAGTGGTTGCAGCTTCAACAGCAAGTTTTTGGAATCCCTCATCAGCAAAAAGTTTTCCTGCTGCTTTTAGTGAATCCTTGTTACCTTGGGTCATTGCTCCAGTTATCACCGATGTTGCTGCGGCTGCGATAGGGCCACCCATTGCAGCAGCACCAGTTAATGCGCCTTTGGCTAAAGTGCTTTCCATAACCTTACCAATCAGGCTTTCGGCTTGCATACCTTGCAGCAATGCTTGGTTTGCTTTTCCTGTGGTCAGAACATTGGCTCTAGCCTCTGTGACACGCTTCGAAACCACAAACAAATCGCGCAACACATCTGCCGAGTCTTTTCCAAGCGTATCTACGATGGTCTTATAGACAGGTGGGTTTGCTCGCAACTTTGGATAAATGTCGGCAAATTCAGAGAAGCCAAATCCACCCTTCTCAGCTCCTCTAGCAGATCGCGTAACGGATGCAAGTGCGGTGGCTATTGTCTCTTTACGTAAATCCTCTGGAACGGTCTTAAGTAAACGATTAAACTCGCCAGCATCACCTTTGGCTGCGCCCGTGATGGCAGTTCGCATCTTGTTTGCTACGCTACCCTCAATATCTTGACCAAACGCATTAACGATGCGATTGCCTAGTGCTCGCTCTTTTGCATAAAGCAGATTAGCCGCACGTAATTGCTGCCGAAGTTCCTCGCCACCAATGTTTCCTACATTTGTCAGTTGGTCATCAGCAAGTGCCGCATAAAGACGCTTAAGGTCTGCTTCTCCCATGCTGCCATAAGGTGATTCCATCTTGTTGATGGCTTTGCCAATCAGACCTTTTTCACGTTGGAGACGACCGTAAGTGATGTTTCCTTCATCAATCATCTTTGCCAAATTACGCTCGGCTGCGGACATTCCTGTATCGCCTACCTCGGCTTTAACAGCATCTAGGGTTGCTTTAAGTTTTGGCAGTTCTACAACAGATGTTTTTGGCACTTTTTCGTCAACTGCGTTATATACCTTTCCTGCCGCCGTATTTAGGTCTGAACGTGTCTTGGTTAAAGAGTCTTTAATCTTTTGCGAGACTACGCCAGGTGCAACTGCGCCTTCAACAAAGGTAGCATCAAATTGCTTGATTACATCATCGGCCTTGTCCACGGCCTGAGTAACCGTATTGCGCCATGCTGCCTCTGCCTCACTACCTGCGGCTGATCTTGTCAAACCTGCTGCTGCTCGGACTTGTGGGTTGTCACTAAACACATCAGCAGGTAGTTGGATGCCAAGCCTGTCTGCTGCTTCTTTAGCTGTAACATTAACTTGAGCAAGGTCTGCTAAGCGGTCACGTGCGCCAGCCGAACCAAATCCTGTGCCTGAGGCTTTTTTGACCAGACTTCCAATCTCTTCTTCGGTAATCTCTACTACAATTGGTGCTACTGCGGGTGCTGCCGGAGCTGCTACTGGAATCTCTGCGGCAACTGGAACTGTCTCTGGTATTACTGCGGCAACAGGGGTTGTTGGAGGTGCTTCTGGGGTTATTGCTGTTCCCATTGGTGCGGCTGCGGCTGGCGCAGGTGCTTTGCCTGTAACACGCTGTATGCCCTTTTTAACTGCTTGGACAACTGGAGGTACAGTTCTCTGCAAAATCTGCCCTGTTGGGCCTGTGACTGCGGCTGTTAGCACTTCGCCTTTGTTGAATTCACCACCAGTTGCTGCTTGGCTTGCCTCAATAATGGCCTGTGTTCCTGCGCTTCTCATAATTGCGCTAGGAATAGTTGTTGCTCGACCTGCTGGAGTGAAGGCTGCTAGTGCCGAGCCAATGCGTGGAATATCACCAAAGGTTAAGCCTGGGGTGATTGCATACTCTTGTTGGTCAACCGATGACCGTAGTAGGTAATTGCCTTTAGCATCTTGTCGGACTTGAACGCCAGGAAAGTTTGCTTGCAAAACTTGCACGGTTTCTTTTGGGTCGCTCATAAGCGTTCCCAATGCGGTTTTGAAACCAGCCACGCTTAACTGGTTAAGCTCTGGCATATTTACCCACTCTGGCAGTGCTTGAGTCTCAGGGGTTGCGCGTTGTCGGCCAGTGATTGATTCTGAAATGCTCTCCAAGAAGCCCATTGGCTTTGGCTGTGATGCAGCCCATTGTTCAGGCGACATTGGAGCCGCAACGGGTGCAGCAACTGGCGCAGGAGCTGCTGGTGCAGCTTGACCAGTCTGTGATGCCAGCCATTCTTCTGGACTCATTGCTGCGCCCCCACCGATTGCTTGTATGCGCTCCACTGAGCATCAGTGAAGTTTGCAGGACGATTGAAAGTCTGACCATTAACTATCACACTATTTGGTGATGGTGGAGGTGCTGCTGTCTCTGGGCCAAACACGTTTTCAGGGTTAAGTTTGTAATTCTTAACCACTACGCCAAGTGCTTTCTTGTCATCTCCTGCTTTCTTTTGTGCAGAATCAAGATATTGCTTAGCCAGATTGACATACTCTTGGCGCTGTTTTGAATCAAGCGAAAAGAGTTGACCACTTTGTAATTTTTGTGATTGATTTTTTAAATTTTCAAATAAACCAGCCGTATCTCTTGCAGTCGCAAATTCAGTTTCGCGCACCACTGAGCCTGGGTCAAGCATTTTCATAAAACCAGTAATCAAAGCAATGTCACCTGGCCCATTCTTAGCCTCGGATGATGACTTAATGTTTTGATAGGTTGAACCCAGTTCACCATATACCTTGGTTCTGCCTTGATATTCTTTACGCAGCTTTTCTTCTTGCTCAAATGCTTTGGCTGGGTCGAGTCCACCACTGGCTTTGAGTGCTTCTAACTCGAGTGCAGATTTTTTACTTTCCAAACCAAGTTTTTTTGTCTGAGCCAATGCCGAGCCAGTCTGCGCTTCAGTCAAACCAAGGTCAGCAGCTTTTTTCTTTAAATCTGCAAGTGCAAACTTTTCTGCAAATTTAGCCTCGACTGCTGCTTTGTCTGCATCTGATGTAGCCTTGAGCATTTCGGCCTTTTTCTGCTTTAGCAAATCTGGAAACAGTTTTTCATCCTGTTGTCCTTTAGTCAGTGCCAATGCACTGGTAATTACTTTGTCACCACCAGGCATTTGTGAGATGGTGTAACCAAAGAAATCTTCGGTGGCCTTTGGGTTTTCCTTTGCCACATCGCGCCAAGTCTCCAAAAACTTAGCACCTTCTTCATCTTTAGAATTGCGCTTTGCTGCAATCTGTTGTTCAAGCAAACTAATAGCAATCTCTGGCTTTCCAGCTTTGAATGCAGAAAAAATCTGTCCTGATTGTTGCAATGCTGTTTGCTGACGCTCACCTGACAACATATTGAAACTTTCACGCACAGCTTTTGCTTGCGTTTCTGGTAGCATCATGGACAGGTTGGCATAGTCGGCAGCAGTTGCATTTGGCCCACTTAGCTTCTTAAATCCTTCTTGGATAAGCAATTGATTTGCCTGTTCCTTCTCTTGTTTCTGCTGCTTGAATCGAGCTTCTTGAATGCTTGCTCCAGCTTGGAAAGCGCCTAAAAAGGCTTTTGTTGGGTCGGCGACTTCAACGCCGTAGTCAATGGGTGCTGGCATTAGAATTTCCCTCCGAGGCCACTATAAATACCAAGGCCACCAGCAATACTTGCGGGGATTGAAGCAAATGCTTTTCCTTGGGCAATCTGACCGCCAGCTTGTGCTGCACCTTGTTGGCCTAATAAGTTAGCCACATTTGTGCCTGTTGTCATTCCAGCATTACCAACACCAACTGCGGATTGTTGCCCAAGAGATGTCATGCCACCCAAACGGCTATATTGATTCTCAATGAGGCTGGATAAAAGAGCTGGTCGGAACTGAGCCAGTGCGCCTTGGATATTTCCGCCACGCAAGCCGCCAGTGGCAGATGCACGTTGAAGCAATGCTTCCTCGCCTTGACCTGCAAGAGCCTTAAATGTTTCTCCACTGCTAATGCGCTCGATAGCAGCACGTTCTGCCTCTGGCCCTTTAAGACCGAGAAAGGCTTGCTGGGCTTCAAGCGCAGGTTCTCCAGCAGAAACGTAAGGATTTAGCAGTTTTTGAATTGCATCAAATTGTCTGCGTTGTTCTGCAATTCCAGCTTGAGCTGCTGCGCCTTGTGTTTCTGCTGCACCTTTAGCCGCTTCGCCTTGCATATAGCCAGAAACAACAGTTGCGCCACCTACAGCAATAGCAGCCAGTGCTGCGGATGATAATCCGAATGTCATTTTGATTCCTCCAAGTTCGCAGTTTGCGTAGCTTTAATAGCTGGCATAGGCGCTGGAATAGTAAACAAATCCCACAGAGCCTGTGGTTCTTGTTCGTTGGTTGGGTTTGCGTGAAATGTAGTTACTTCAACATCAGTCAAAGTGATGCCAGCACGTTTTGTTCCAATCTTTGAGACGCTCATGTCGCCTGGGCCAATGGTGCGTGGGCCGTTGTCTGTGCTGACAATCAGCTCGCCTTTACGCACCAAGAAAAATGATTCTTCTCGGTGAATTGCACCAGTTAGGACAGTGCCAGCAGGAATGTGCATTGTGCGAGCATATAGGCCGTTGCAGAAGTCGTGAACTACAGGCATCTCTACCTGAGGCAGCTTAAGTAGCTCAGCCTCTAGGCGATAGATTGGCAGATGTTCAACTGGAACATCTTTCACTACCTGAACCGCAACATGACTCATCGGGAACTCCTTTGCAGGGGCTTTTGAGCTACTGGTGGCTCGAACGGCTCAGTGGTGATTATTTTCGCACATTTTGGCATTTCGTCAATCCATTTCGGATTCACGCTCTTCCCACGACTGACAAACCCGCATATCGTTGCAGATAAAGTTCAGTTTTTCGCAGTGACCACGATAACCGTAGCCCGTGTCATAGCCAGCCATTGGTATGCGTTCGATTCTTACTTGCGTCATTAAGCTGTTGTCGTAATACTCACAGTTTGAGCAATGCTTGCGCCGTGCATCCTTCTCATCGCATTGCATAGCTTCTGCCAGCCCTACGTAAAACTCTTTATTTGCGCCAGGTTCATTGGTCGGCACTTCAGGGCCATAGTTCCAATCTTGGACTGCAATGGCGTAATTCTTTTTATTTTCTGCTGTGGTAATAAATCCTTCATCCATTGGAAGGCCAGTAAAGCCTCGTGGAATCATCATAAAATCTTTCATTTTTTACTCCTTATGAAATTTCTCGGCCTGATGCACGGATGGTCAGAGATGTTGCAGTCCCTGCGATTGTTGAAATAAAACCACCAACGTCTAATGCCTGACCAACTAGCTCAGGGCAAGTGTAGGTTTCATCAGGCACAATGGTACGAGTATCAATAATCAGGTTTGATGCCCCTGCTGACCCAGACACAGTTACCAAGTTGCAACTGAAAGTTACATTATTGCCACTGGTATTGGTCACCGTGAACTTGTCAATGATTGCCTTGACATTCGTTGCGGTGTATTGGGTGGTTTGTGCGTTTTCTGCCTGTTTCGCAGGGATTAGCACCTTTACTGTTACGGTCATTTATTGAACTCCTTGTACGTTATCTGAAACTGTCAGAATGATAGACGGGACGGATGGGTAAAAAGCAGATGCTGGAAATGCCTCGGCTTGCACACTGAGATCATCAACTGCAAACATAATTTCAACATAATCGTTTGCCTTCAGATTGAAAAAATATCCAACCGTAGCAAGTTGTTCAGCGTTATTTCCCTGTAATCTTACTTGACTATTGCTATCTGGCACATCAACCCCATTAATTCGAGGCCAAACCCAAAAAATACCAACACCACCACTGGTTTTGTCTAATTGAATGCTGAATAAAAAATTGTAGATGTTTGGTGTGTCAACATAAATTCTTGATGTTGGTGAACCAAGATACACGCCTTGACTTTCATCTGTGTTGTTAAATGTAAACGCCTTTGGTGTATTAATTACAGTAGCAATTTGCGTAGTCGTATCGTAAAACTGACCATATCGACTGCGCTTGAACTCCCTTGGCGGCGGGGTCATCTGCAAGCCTTCAACAACCTTGTTCAGTTTGTCCACCAATTCCAAAGCCTGATTTGCCCTGTTTTCTGCCAGTGCTGCGTTCACTGCTGATTGTTGCGCTAAAGCCGAAATTTGAGCCAATGCCTCGTTTGCGGTAGCTGCAGCATTGTCAGCTTGAAACTCAAAGTCAGTTCCGACAATTACTTGCAGTTGGTCAACCGTGGAAAACAATAATTCAAACTGACGAATCTGTTGCTGGTCGGTCAGGAACGCCGCAAGCTGGTCGCGGGTTAGATTCAGCTTTCGGGAAATGGGTGCGGTTGCCATCAGTACGCCAATGGCTCAATCTGAGCCTCAAGTCTGATAAAGGACACATGAGCATCACTGTCGCCACGGAAACGCTGAATGCGCCAGTTCCGCATATGACCTTGCTGAAACCATGCAAGACGCTTTTTGGTGTTGCCAATCGTGCCAACTGAGATAAACTTTTCTTGGCTGTATGACTTGCCATCTAAAGAATAGCTGGTGCTGATTTGCGGGTTCTTGCCAAGGGCAATGCTACCCGTCAGGCTGACCAGCTCCAGCTCGTTAAAGATTGCCCCATTGCTTTCGTTGTAAACAATTAAAGTGCCAAACTCCCAGCGCACTTGTTGACCCCAGTGATGGCCTGTATCTTGCACCAGATAGCCAATGTTGCTTGATTGCGGGTCGCCCACCAGCCACTTATCGTAAACCCAAACCATGTTGCGAGCACGATATTGAGCCAAACCTGACAGTGTGCTCACTAAAATAAACCATACAGGGGTTTGCAAAGCCTCGGATGCGGCTGCATCATAGACTAGGGTCTGGTCAGGCAGATGCACATAAAGGTGCTGGTGGCTCTTGTCGTTTCTGGCCTCTAGCTTGACCAAGGCCAACTGCTCCTCGGTGTACTGAAGCAGGATATTGTCAACCTCTTGTGTACTGACTTTTTGGGTGGTCGCTGCTGCACCAATGTAGATGCTTGGGGCTTCGTTCCTGCCGCTACCTAAAAAGGCAATGCGCTCAATGAAAACGCAGCAGGCTTGAGTTCCGACAACACCCTTTTGTATCTGCGCTCCGTCAATTCTTGCAAACGGAAACAGCTCTCCACCCACGTTATCGAACACTTCAATGGTGTTTCTGTTCAGCGCATAGACCTCGTTTCGCAGCTTAAGCAAAGCCACTACGGGGTCAGGGTCAACCTCTGAACTTCCGTATTTCAGCGGGTTAACTTGGGTGGGGTCTGACAGCTCAGTGACCACCAAAAACTCGCCATCGGTGGTCATAAAGTAACCATCCACCCAGCAGAAGTCAAGCACCACGCCAAGGTCAGGGTCTGTTACTTGCGTAAGGGTTGTGCCACTCCAGTAATACAGCCGCCCACCCGAGGCAATTGCCAATAGGTCAAAGCTGTAATCAAATGTTACAAGTTGGTCTGTTGGCCCACCCACATCACCCAAAGTGGTCACAGTGCCAGTGCTGGATACTTCTACCAGCTTTGTACCCATGACCCGATAACAGTCGCCTTGCCAGTTGATGCCGCCACGATCAATGCCTGGCCCAGTCCCGTTAGCAACAATTCCATCACTAGGTCTTAAAAAGCCATTGCTGATGCCCGATACCTTAGGCACAGGCACAAGGTTCACTGGATACGATGTACGCAGCTCTGGAGTGTTGTCGGTGTAAATACCGTTAAGGATAGGTATTTGCATTACTACTTCGCCTTGTTTCTAGCTGAGATTTTCTTTGCTTTGGCTTGTGCATCAGCCTTAGACGATGCGCCCCATGCCCTCAAACTTAACAGTAATCTAGTAGGTTCACCGTCTTTGTATTCAGGGCCAGCGTTGCCGCCCATACGGGCCAAGAACGATGCCCTGCGTGGGTTATCACCAGACTTGACGGGAGGCCTCAAATTCATGCCTTCAGCCTTTGCAGCAGCCCGACCCTTGGCGTTAAGACCGCCACGGGGATTCTGTCCTTCTTTGCGAGCATAGGCGGGAGTTTTCATCTAAAGCCCTTGATCTTTTCAGCAATCTTTTTAGGCTTGGTTGCCATCAAGCAACTACCGCACCACGGAACCCAACAACCCACCAGTCCGTACCAGCAAACTGGAGAGTTACAGAATCGCCAATGGCATTAAAAGTGATTGTGGTTGCGCTGCCAAGATTCGTGGGTGTCAAAACACCAGTATCACCACCAGCGGCTTCTGCAACATAAATAACTGTCTTGATCTGTCCTTGTGCGCCATCTGCAAGTGTTAAAGCATTGCCAGCAGCAGTCGAAGTGAAAGCAGTAGCAAGGCTGGTGATATTCACTGCACCTGGACCACTCAATGCCTGAACTGTTGCTGATGCTCCAGTACCACCATTTGCGACTGGCAAAGCACCAGTCACGCCAGTTGTTAACGGTAATCCAGTGCATAAGGTAAGCACTCCAGATGTCGGTGTGCCAAGAAGTGGGGCTATCAATGTGGGCGTATTCGCAAATACATTTGCCCCTGTGCCAGTTTCATCAGTCAGGACTGCCGCCAAGTTTGCGCTTGATGGGGTTGTCAAAAAGGTTGCTACATTTGCTGCTAAACCAGAAACGCCAGTTGCAATCGGCAATCCTGTGCAATTGGTCAATGTCCCCGAAGTCGGTACGCCTAAAATTGGCGAAAGCAATGTCGGGGTGTTATTGAACACCAAGACTCCTGTGCCAGTCTCATCGGTCATTGCTGCACGCAGATTGGCACTTGAAGGCACAGCCAAAAATGCCTGTACGTTTGCGCCATAAACGGCATCAGCGTTGATCTGATACCAAGAATTAGTTGGCTGGTAGAAGCGCAAAGCGGTTGCAGTACCAACACCCAAAAACGATACAGTGCCATAAATAGCAGATGCGCCATTAAGGGCAATCGTCAGCGATGTAATCTCTTGGGTGGTGGTAATAAGCACCGAAGTTCCGTCAGGTACACCAGTGTTCAAAGGCAAGGTAATTGTGCCTGTTGCCAGCGTTCCAGCGGGTTGCAAAAGCATCCATTGGTCATTGCTGACAGGGGTTGGGACAGTAATGTTAAACCCAGAACCTGGCACGTAAAGATTCACAGACAGCGTTGGCGATGCAAAACTTTGCTGGAAAAACGTCAGCAAACTGCCAATCGAGGTGCGTCTTGCATCACCGTTGTTTGGGGAATAAACGGGTAACTGGTCTCCACTGGAGATAACGTTTAAGACGGGCAGTTGGTTAATTGTAGGCATGATTGTCCTTAGTAATATTCAAGAGGCCCATCAGGGCCAGCGTTAACTGGATTTGCTGGTGGTCTGACATACGGATTATCGTACATACGCCACGGCTTGTTACCAGCACCAGAAGGCATAGTTCCAGGCAATTGCTGTTCTAGTGGGAATGTGGCTCGTTGTAGCAAGATGTCATAACCCTGCTTGGCAGTGGTCTTGGTCTCAATCATTACTTGCTTGCCATAACTTGGTGCAAGCCTAATAGCCAGACTGCAAATAATGGCTTCATAAGCCGAATCTGGCACAAAAGTTTCCTCGTCCAAGTCACTGTCCTGTGGGCTGGATGGCAAAGGGTAACCCAAGCGGATGCCCTTGGCATTCCAATCTGCCATCATTGCATCTAAGCGGCGCAGGGCTGATTGCAATTGCTCTGGATTAAGGTCAAACACATAAGAAGCAAGCCCAATCTCTTCAAAGGCTGCGCTTATGAATTGTCGTTTTGTGTAGCCCATTCCAACTCCTCGATGTGTTTCAGCAGTGTCGCATCAGACCAGCGTTTGTCAACCTTCATTCCAATTGCTTCAGCTTGTTGCAACATCTCTTCACGTGTTGCTGGACTTTCGTCTACAGGGATTTCAAAAACTTCAACAACAACTTCAGACACTACCACGACTTCACGCTTACCAATTGGCGATGGACGGATTTGTTTTGTTGCTTTGCGTTCTGCTGTTTGCGCCTTTTTAAGTTTGCGCTTTTGCAGCCGCAACTCTTTCCACGGGGCAATAGCCTTGGTCTTAATAATTGCGGCTGACTTAATCATTTTTTCATTGGTGCTTTGCTTGGCTTACCAGCGGCTTTTGCCGTTTTGGTTGCCATGCCTAGAGCCATTGCAACGGCTTGCTTTTGGGGCTTGCCTGATTTCATTTCCATAGCGATATTCTTGGAAACAGTCTTGTCTGAGTAACCTTTTTTCATTGGCATATCTTTCTCCATTAAAAAACAGGCCAGCATCTCTGCCGGCCTGTCTTGGTTGGTTAGCCGATCCGATACGACACGAAGGTTTCTGCAGCAGTCTTGCGAGTGCGCCATGCGCCAGAGGTAACGGTGGCAACTGCGGCAGTGCCGACAATCGTGTGACCCGTTGCGGCGGCTGTAACCGTGAAGGCATTTGCGCCCGTAGCGATTACAGACCAGTCGAAGGAATCACCAATTGCAAACTCACTGGCAGCGTCCAATACCTCACCGGTCGGCAGCGTGCCAGCAACAGCAGCAGCCGTGGTGGAGGTAACGATACCCGACAGGATCATCGCAGCGGTCAAAGCACCGGTAGCGTTGAGCACGCCCGGCGTTCCTTGAAGCTGAAATTTACCAGTATCGGAAATAACAGGGTCAGTTCCAACTGCGTAAGTAGCACCCGATGCACCAGCTTGAATAGTCACGCTGGTGGCATTGGTGAATGCGCCCGACACATAGGTAGTATTGTCGACTACGGTCAGCAAGTCCTGTGATTCAGGGAAATTGGGATAACCAACTTCTTGAAACACACTTGCTGGTGAGTAGGCTTGAACGGCGATTTTCTCGCCCGCTGGCACGGTAACGGTAGCCGTGCCTTGTGTGAAAATTACGTTGTAACTCATGATATTTCCTTAAGGTGTTTGGTTGAACAACAAGATACCAGACATTTCTGGCTGTTTATTGACCACGCCAAACAAGGTATCGAGACGATACTTGGTTTTCATGGTGTTCACATCGTACTGCTTTTGCATGACCAGCTCGATGCCTTGGTCGGTGGAGGCACGCATTACTGCGACACCAGCATCAGACGGGACAGCGTAACGACCAGGCAGAATTTCGAGAGCATCTTTCTGCCAGAAGCAGTTGATAGGTGCAGCATCGGTATTCAAGCGGTTGATGGTTCGGCCAGCAGCAGCGGTCACGATACAGTTTTGATACTGCAACTCGGCATCAGTTCCACCTTGGGCAGAAATGATTGGAGGTGTGATAACGCAAGTGGTTGCATTGGTCACGCTCACCACGCGGAAAGTCTTGGAGAATCCAGTACCTTGCTTAGTGATGTGATGGACAGCT